AAAATGTCACTTTAGTTGCTACTAGAAAGGAGAAATAAAATTGGATATTAATTTATTTTCAAAGATAGTTAAAAAATTAGGAGAGACAGATATTGAAGATTTTGAATATACAATTGATGGTAAAATTTATGGCTTTAAAGATGTAGGAGATGATGTATGGGACGATCAGGGAAAATATCAATATAAATACGAACAAGGTCAATTAATAGAAATGAATAAAAAGTATAAAGAAATACAATCATTCAATTTTGGTGTTTCTCGTACTATACAAAGAAGTGGTTCATATTTTTCAGATTACTATTATGAAAAAGAACCTTATGAATATTTTAAAATTAAAGAAGTATTAATACCTGAAAAGATTATCCCTGCACATATAGAAAATAAATGGAATAAAATAAAGATTGATTTAAACAAGGTTATAGATGAAGAGGAAGAAGAAAGGAAAAGATTAGAAGCAGAAAAAATAAGATTAGAAGAAGAAGTAAAAGCAGAAAAGGAAAGATTAACTAAATTATATCCAATGAATAAACCAGAAATAATTAAAATGGTAAATAAAAATTTAAAGAAAAAGGAAATTAAAATTACAATACAAAATATGAGAAAAGAATATTTTGATATTGTAGTAAAAAAGAAACTCGAAAGTCAAGAATGGATTGATTATCACAAAAGTATATTTGAAAATATAGAATAAAATTCACCTTTTATTCCCATATAAATTGAAAGGAGTTTGCTTTTGAACGACAAATTAAAAGTATTTGAACATGAATTAGGACAAATAAAGAATGAAAATATAAAATTATTTACATTTAAAATGTTAGAAGTAGTACCAAGTTATTTTTATGAAGTTGCTGCAAGTTCAACTGGAAAGTATCACCCTGCTTATGCTCTTGGAGAAGGTGGACTGATAAGGCATACAAAAGCAGCAGTAAGAATTGCAAAAGAATTACTTACTCTTGAAATGTTTAAATATAATGATGACGAAAAAGATGCTATTATTTCTGCTTTAATTTTACATGATGCTTGTAAACATGGTATTAATAAATCTAAATATACAATTACAGAACATCCACTAGAAATTGTAAAGTTAATCAAACAACATAAAGAGATTTGTAAATTAATTGATGAAAAATTATTAAATATTATTATAGATTGTATTTCTACACATATGGGTCAGTGGACTAAAGATTATAAAACTAAAAAAGAAGTATTACAAAAACCCAAAACAGGCAAACAACATTTTGTGCATATGTGTGATTATCTTGCAAGTAGAAAATGTATTGAATTAAATTTTAATGTTTAATTGAAGGAGGTAATACCATAGAACAAATAGTTAAGAAAAATGGAGAAAGAAAATCTCTTTCTGAATTTACTGATCTAGTTTGTGATTGTGGATGTGATACATTTATATTGTTAGGTAATATACAAAATATAAAATTAGATGGAGAAGAATTATTAAAGATTAAATCAACACAGCCGATGTGTTTTAAATGCCATAAGATTTATAGGGAGGTCATCTAAACGAATTTACAGATAGTTGAGGCAGTAAAATGTAAGGGGGTCTATACTCCTATTAGTACCTGTGTTGAATGTAAATTTTATCAAGGGCAGGATGTAATTTTGGGACTTTTAATGTGTGGAAATGAAAATAAAAAGTCTAGAAAAGAAGAATATATTGGGCAATATAAAAATTTTTATAAAGATGGTGGGATAGTTGAATTCGGAGAAGGAGGAATTAAATAACTTAAACATATGCCAAAAATAAAAATGCATGAAAAATTTATCCAAGAAGTATATCAATTAGTTGGTAATGAGTATACAGTACTAAACAACTATATTGGAGCTAAAATAAAAATAAAACTAAGACATAATAAATGTAATTATATATGAAATGTTTGTCCTTCTAATTTTTTAAATGGTCAACGTTGTCCAAAATGCGCCAAAGTTTTACCTTATACTACAGAAACTTTTAAAGAAAAAATATATGAGTTAGTTGATAATGAATATGAAGTATTAAGTGAGTATATTAATTCATATACTAAAATATTAATAAAACATAATAAATGTAATTATGAATGGGAAGTATTTCCCGGCTCATTTATTTATGGTAGTAGGTGTCCCAAATGTGCCAATAATATTAGAAAAACAACAAAAGAATTTAAAGAAGAAATTCAACAATTAACTAATAATGAATATTTAGTTTTAGATAATTATAAAAATGCACAGAGTAAAATATATTTTAAACACAATTTATGTGAGTCTATATTTCAAATGGTTCCAGAATCATTTTTACAAGGTTCTAGATGTCCTATATGTGCAGAAAGTAAAGGAGAACAAAAAATTAGACATTGGTTGAATAATAACAATATAAATAATAAATTACAATATACTTTTAATGACTTACTATCAGATAAAGGTAATCCACTTAGATTTGATTTTGGAATTTTAGATAAAAATAATAAATTAAAATTACTTATCGAATATGATGGTGAAGGTCATTATAAAGAAAAACCATTTGGTAAAGATTCATATAAGTTAATAACATATCATGATCAATTAAAAAATGAATATTGTAATAGAAATAATATTCAATTAGTTAGAATACCTTATTGGAAATTTGATGATATAGAAAATATTTTAGGAGAAATATCATTATGAAATGTTATTATTGTAAAAAAATATTAAACACAAATGATATAATTGAAAAATTTGAAGTAGGAATAAAAACAAAACAAAAAAAATATGCCCATAAAGATTGTAGAGAAAATAGTTTACAACGAAAAGAATTTTTTGAAACATTATATAAAATATTAGAAATCCCTAGTTGTGATAAAAGAACTATAATATATATAGAATCAATTCATAAAAAAGGATTTTCTTGGTTATGCATGTTACATGCATTAAATATTAAAGGTAATATTATGAATAAACATTTTGAAAAAGGGTTTCCCTATATAATAGCCATTTTACGTAATCAACTTCCCTTTTCGTATAAGGAAATAAAGAAGCAACAAAAAGAAAAAGAATTACAACAACACAATATTAATAATAATTCTTTTCCATATGAAGAATTACCAGAAACAAAATACAAACAAAAGGAAGGTAGACTTGACATATCTAATCTTCTAGATTAGAGAGGTGAATTAATGGAGCAAGAAGAGGACATTCTTAAAAAGGAAATATATCCAGATGAAGCATTTCTAGTTGCACTATTTTATAATAATCCAAAACTATATGAAGAATATGAAGAAACAAAATTAAGTATTAAACATTTTGGCAATAAAATTTGGAAATTTTATTTTAAAATAGGAAGATTAATTGTTGATCGTGGTGGTCAGGTAATAGATGATATTACTGTTGCGAATATTATAAATGAATTAAAAATTGACAAACATTACGAAAAATATAATAGATATGAAACAATAGAAGAATTGTTGGAAGAAATAGATAATAAAAAAAATAACCTTCAGTTATACTATAATAATATTAAAAAATACAATCTACTCAGAGATTTAAAAAAATTATTTGGTGATAATGTAATAAAAAATGAAGGCAATTATGATTATAAACTATTATCATCTGAGCAAATAGCAAATTATTGGTTATATAAAACTGAAAAAATAGTAATGAATAATGTTGACAATAATTTTGAAGAACAATTTTTACTTGAAGGACTAGAAGAAGAAGTAACAGAACTTAAAAATAATCCAGAAAAAGGTTTACCTTTCAATAATGCAAAACTCATGACAAGAGCAACAAATGGTTGGATTGATGGGGAACTATATATTCTTGGGTCTTTCGGTGGTCGTGGAAAGACTAGTTTTACATTAGAAAAGGTAATTTCTGCTTGTATAAAACATAAAGAAAAATTAGTTGTTATTGCTAATGAAGAATCAATACAAAGATTTAGAAGAAATTTGTTAATCACTGTAATGGGCAATTTCACAAAAGAAGGATTTGCGAGGCACAGAATAAATGAAGGTAATTTTACGGAAGAAGAATATGAAAAATTACAAAGAGCAATTAAATGGATTAAAAATGTAACCGAAGGAAATAAAAAATTAATTACCTTTGTTTATATGGATAATTATGTTATAGAAGATGTAAAAAAAATAATTAAGAACTATTCAAAAAAGGGAATAAAAAAATTCATTGTAGATACAGGTAAGCCATCTGAAGGAAAAGGAAATATGCAAAGATGGCAAATTATGACCGAAGATATGAAGGATTTATATAAACTATGTAGGAAAAATGCGAATGGTCTAGGTGTGACCATTTGGGTGAATGTACAACTAGCAGATGCAGCATTAAAAATGAGATATTTAAATGAATATGCTTTAGGTGAAGCAAAGAAAATGAAGAATGAAGCATCTGTATTATGGATGTTTAGACCAATTTGGGATGATGAATTAGAAGAAGGAAAACACGAATTAGAATGTTTTAAATATAGAAAACCTGAATTTGGTGAAGATAAGCCAGTAAGAGAAAATTTTAAACTTGATAGATTTATTGATCAAAAATATTATATATTATTTACTCCTAAAAATAGATTAGGGCAAGATAATAATACTGGTTTACCACAAATAGTTTATAGAGTTAATTTTAATAAGAATTGTTGGGAAGAAATTGGCATGACTTATGTAATAGACGATCATAATTACTATTAAAATCTAAGCAAGAAGGGGTGGTTTATGGATCTAAAATTACTAAAAAAGAAAATATATGAAGAAGAAAAAATAGAAACCCTTCTTGATAGTCTTAATTGTGAAAATATTAAATTAGAACAAAGTGGTAATTTAATT